AGATTTAATATTTTCATTATTCTTGGAGTAGTTCGTCCAAATGACTAATATTTTTTTCTAAGTTATGAGTATAGATGCGTGATATAAAAAAAGATTTAAAAATTGGAAAGCGTGAAGAATTAAAAACTCTGATTATTTTAAACTCAGTTGATACAATTTTTGGAAAGTTAAAAGAAGATGAAGATCAATTTGCAAACTTTGATTTTGTATCAGAAGATAATAAGTTTCACGTAGAGCATAAGTATCGTCCTGATATCAATCTAGAAACTTGTAGATTTGATTCATTATACTTTGATTATGTAAAGTATAAGAGATATAAAGAATTAAAAAAAGAAGATCCTGAAAAGAGATTTTTTATCATTTGGAATTGTTCAGGTAAAAGAGTTTGTTGGGAGTTCAAACCATATTTATGGGAAAATAAAGATGGAGAAGTAGAGATGTATTTTTCCAAACAATTCAATCAAGATCGTGGAAATGGATATGCACAGGATACTGATATGTGTAATGTTTTTATGGAAGCGATTGAACCAATTGAGACGTATTTTACTTAAATTTTTTTTCTACATTATAAGTAAATGGAAACAAAAGATATTTATGAACTTATTAAAAATCATAAACCAAATCTGAAAGAATCATCATTACAATTATATGTGAAGTTATTGGAAAGATCCAAAAAAATTGCAGATGCTGATAATTTTGAATTTTTACAAAATCCCAAGGAAGTTCGCAAGAAACTTTCTGAGTATGTTCCTGCAGGTTCAAATAAACCGATGGTATATACAAGTGTAAGGAATACATTAATTCCAATTATGATATTTTTAGAAGCAACAAACACAGAGCATCAGTACAATGACATATTAAAAGAATACAAAACGATGATTGATGAATACAACCAACAATATCAAAAATCACAAAAAGAAAATAAAGTGGACGGAAGACAAAAAGAAAATATGATAAATGAAGAAGAATTAAAACAACTAATTTCTCATTTGGATAAAAAGGTTGATATGTTTTACAAAAAAAAACAAATCATAGAATTAAAACCACACGAACTGAGTGAAACAAGAGCGTGGATATTTTTTCATATATTAAAAACATTACCGACTCGGTTAGATTATGATAATATGAGATTAATTAATCAAAGAACATATCGTTCATTAAAATCAAAAAAAGAATTAAAAGAAAATTATTTAGTAAAATCCAAATCAGAGTTAAAGTTCTCATTTAATGATTATAAAACATCATCAGTATATGGGGAGAATGTTGTAATTATTCCCAAACCTTTAAAATTAAAAATCAATAAATATATCAGGTTGAATGATTATAAAATTGGAGATGTTGTATTTCCAATGACTCGTAATGCAATTTCCACTTTACTCACAAAAACGAGTTTATCCATAATAAAAAAAAGAGTATCAAGTCAAATACTTCGTAAGTATTATGTATCTACAAAGTATTCAAGTGAAACAAGTAAAGAACAAATAAAAGATGCAGTATTAATGGGTCATAGCATTCAAACTCAACAAGAGACATATAATAAGGATATTGAATAATAATGGACGGCAAGTTTCTTTTTTTAATTGTTTATTTTGATTTCTCAAACTTTGATTTTCTTCTTTGAGACATTCTAATTGGTCGTAGTATCGTATATGTAAATCATCTAAGTATACATTTTGTTGTTTTTGAGATTTATGAATGTTATTGATAAGTTCAATGATTTCTGGATCACTTTCCATTTTAAGATAAATTATAAAATATTTTTTTTAAGTATTTTTAGAATTATGCAAAAGGAAGCTTTCCTTGTTGTAATCTCACTCTTTGTTCGGCAGTTAAATTGTGAGATTCACCAAAAAGTTTAAATTGTTTTTTATAATGAAGAACTTGTTGATAATTTTTTTGATTCATTTTTTTAAGTTGTTCTAATTCTTCTTTCAGTTCATTAATTTTAAGCTGTTCTAATTGTTCTTTTAGTTCTAATTGTTCTTTTAATTCATTAATTGTTTCTTTCAAGCCAATTACTTTTTCATTCCATTCACAAATAATTTCATTATTTAATCTTTCATTTTCCTGTTTTAGTTCCTGAATCTCTTTATGATATCTATCTAAATCTAATCTCATTAAACCGATAGCATCGCTTTCTCGTTCTTTTCTCCATTTATCATAATTTTCTTGTGTGTGTTTTATCATAGCAATTTTAAAATCATCTCTTTCCTTTTTGAGTTCTTCATTTTCCTTTTTTAGTTGTTTATTTTCTTCCCTGTATTTTTCTAATTGTCTATGATGTTCCCATTGTAAATTATGTATATATTGATTTCTTTCTTTGAGTTTGTCTTTTAGACTTTTTTGAATTGTTGTAATGAGTTTATTGATTTCTGTGTTAATATCCATTTCTATCTATTATTATAGAATGATATAACTTTAAGTATTTTTCAATTTTTAAAATTATTCAAAATCTAAAATGAACTTCCCTTTAATGCAATTATAAGTGGGAATTACCTCCCACTTCTTTTCTTTTTTTTCTTTTAATTTTTCTTGAATGTGGGGAGATATTAATGGAATAAAATGATCTTCAGGAGTTAAAGTTTGATTCATTAAATTACAAGCTCTTCTAACAGATGGAATGTCTCCATATTGTTTAATGTAATCCAAATCATCTTTTATTTGTTGATGACTTTTATAGTACGGAATCCAATCAAGAACTTTACCGTGAAGAACATAATTGATAATTTGTTTAGCGAGAAACATCACATTTTTTTTCTCTTTAATGGATAATTTACTTTGTGGATTGGGAGAAATTAAAAAACATTTTAAGTCATAAATGTGTTTGATATGATAAAGATTATCATCAAATCTATTTTTTGAATCATTGGAACAAAAGTCTTTTAATTTATTTTGAATATCTTTTTTTGTGTCGGAATGTGAAAAAACAATTTTCAAAGACAGATCATTTATAAGATCAATAAGATTATTTTTTGAATGTGATTTATGAACTACAAACATATAGTTAAATAATATATTTTTTTTCTTATATTATAACATAATGTCTTGCATATTTACGAATGATAACAATGTAGAAGTAAAACTTGTAAAACATCGTAGTTCCCGTGTGTTTGCAACACGAGATAATCACGAAATAATGTTTAGAAGAATAAATACTTTTTTAATTAACAAAAAAAAAATTCAAAAAAACATCATTGATTTGGGTGGATGGATTGGAGATAATTCAATTCCTTGGGCGATGAACCTCCCTGAGTCAATAATTTATTGTATTGATCCTTCGGGTAATAATATAAGATTTATAAAAGATATGTGTGCTTTGAATCGTATAACAAATGTAAAAACGATACAAGTTGCAGTATCTGATAAAATAGAAACTCTTACGACAAATGGAAATATAAATCATTGTTCGTTTGTATACAATAATCCTCATAACAATGGAAAACATAAAGAGTATGCTGTAACTCTTGATTCACTTCACGACGATAAAGATATTGAAAATATTGGAATGATTCATTTAGATGTAGAAGGTATGGAATATAAAGTTATGAAAGGCGGAGAACTTCTTATAGATAAATATTTACCAATTATTAGCTACGAACAGCATTTAGAAATAGATGATACTGAGATTATAAAAAAATTTTTAAAAAACAAAAAATATATCATATATATGATTAATGAGATACTTCCTGGATGTAGAAAAGATTGTCGCAATATGATTGCATTTCCAGAACATATACATACGGAAGAATTAATTAAAGAAATAAATGAAGAGTTTTTAAATATTCTTGTTAAAATATGATATATTTTGTAAAGTAGTATGTAAATAAAAAAAAGTAAAAAAAAAAGAATACGTGTTATGTATATAAAGTTAAAAAAAAATAAAAAAGTAAAAAAACATCATCGGCGATATTTCCGCGATTTATTTGATTATTTTAAGATTTAAAAAAATACAAAATAAAAACAGCTCGTGTTATGTATATAAAGTTAAAAAAAATATTTCAATTTTACGTAATAAATAAAAAAATGTGTGGTTGATACAGAAAAAATAACAAAAAGAGCGAAAAATGTAAATAATAAATAAGAAAAACATAAATTATAATTTATGT